TGCATATGCTTCATAGATTGGATGTGTGTATTCTATGTAACTCATGTAGATTGTAGGCTTTACTTTACAACCATAATCATATTGAGCAGTTCCACTATGTTGTAATGCTTTACAAAGTGCTGGTTGCATATTGTGTATTTCTGGAATGTGTGGATAATCAAAGTCAGCAGTTCTCATATCAGCATGATATGGCTGAACTTGATCAACTACAAGATTTCCATATTTGTCACTCAAAACTTTAGTTTCAAGTTTGTATTGTGCAACACATTCTTCATATGCTTTAACCACTTTACCTAAGAGATAATTCTTTGAATAATCAAAGGATTCTCCAAAAGTATCTGGTTTGAGTAAAGGTGCTTCCCATGAACCCTCAGTTTGAACTGGTGCAGAATTGCCTAATCCTCTTCTACATTCATTAAGATTCTTGAGTGCTTCTAGAATATCTCTATCGGCTCTGGTTTCTTTGCCTTTTTCGATTTTATCTTCTATTCTCTCAATTTGTCTTTCTTCATATGTAGGAGGAACTTCTTTTTCAACTTCTACTGGTTCAGGAGTAACATCATCTAATGCTTCCTCATATTCTTCTTCAGTAAGAACATCTTTGAACTCTTCTAGTTCTTCAACAGTAACTGCATTTCTAGCACCTTCCCATACACATGTGTAAGTTAATAGTTCTTCATTGAACGTACAACTTTGTCCATGATAATCAAAAGGAACATCTACAGTTGATTTTTCTGCATATGAAAAACCAATTGCACTTACTGCAACTACTAAAAGAATTGCAAATGTTTTTGACTTCATTGAGAATGCTTAAATTATCTAGACAATATAAATTATTGGATACCAATCTTTCGAGATTTTGAAATTTGCATAGGCTTCATGGGTGCTGGTATCCCACCCCCTCTTACCTCAGAGAGAAAGAGAGACACATTTACCAAACATTCTTATACTTTTTATGTTAACAGTACAAATATTGGCGAAAAGTGCTAAAACTTTTGTAATTTATTCTGATATTCACGTTGGTTCTAAATCATCTGTTTGTAGTGAAAGTCCAGTTTTAGATGACGGTACTGAATATAAACCAAACCCAAATCAAAAGAAAATGTTAGAGGCATGGTATCATGCTTTAGATTCTTTAGAAACAAAACAACCAGATATTATGGTAATTAATGGTGAACCTATTGATGGAGACAACTTCAAATCTGTAGGAGATTCTGTTTGGTCTACAGACTTGGGAGATCAAATGAATGATGCAGAGAAATTAATCTCAATGATACCACATGACAAATTATATCTAGTCAGAGGTTCAGGTTATCACGTAACAAGAGGTGCGACAAACTTTGAAAAAATATTTGGTAAAAAAATTGGTAGTGAATCATATACATCTGTTAATGGAAACAGAACAATGACTGATTTTGAGGCAACATTTAAAGTAAACGGAAAACATCTTCACTTTACTCACCACATAGGATATTCTGGTTGGTGGATGTATAGAACAACACCAATAGCAAGAGAACTTGTAAAAATGCATTTTAATCACAAAGTAAATGGATTTCATACAGATCTATTAGTAAGAAGTCACGTACACTATTATGTAGAAGTTCGTTTCCCACACACAATAGGATTAAGTACACCAGCATGGAAGTTTCCAGATGGATTCATGTATCGTAGGGGTGCTCCAGAACCACCAACAATTGGAAATGTTGAGATAATAGTAGAATCAAATGGTAAGATCATAGTAGAACCACATATTGTTGAGGTAAACTGGAAAAAACCTGTGATTAATGTATGAAGAAAATAACCTTTGTTCAAGACAATTCATCCTTCGCAATAACTAACGAGGAAAAAATAATAACTATGTTCAAAAAATATAGGAAAAAACAACCACTTAGCCTCTTTTATATATCATATTATACAGGCATATCATCTGGAGGTCATTTAACCCAATCTATCAGAAACCTAGTAAAAGATGGCTATTTAAAGAAGGATGACTGTCCTCATTGTAATGGTGCTTCGGTATATTATCTAGTCAAATAACCTTATCTCCTAGATCTACCTAGTAATCACATGCCACTACCATGGCTTATTGACGAAGAGATTATAAATCCAAAGTTCCAACCAGAGATGTACGATGACGAAGAAGATGAAGAAGATTATTCAGACGAAGATTTTTCTCTTTGATACTACTAAGGAATATAAAGATCCAAAAGAGGATTTGGAGAAAATCCAAAACCAGATAAATCAATGGTGTTGGGATAATGATATAGAAAATGATGATGACACAATAATGGCATCAGAGTTTGGAGATGGTTATTATGCTGTAGTCTTGACTTATTCTAAAATCAAGAAAGTTGACGTACCTCAGTCATTGAAGACAGTTTAGTCATCATAATATCTGCTTTTTCACTTTCCAAACATGCTTTCGCCCACGTTCCATCGCTTTTCTTAAATTCAAATTCAATAAATTGCATGAGAATTGTGTTTAGAACTGTGGATAATAAAAAGATTCACTACAGATATAAGAGTGCATTGTATTTTTAAATTATATATTATGGAACACGAATGCGAAGAAGAAGACTTTGTTAAAATAACAACTCTTAATAGAGATTACAGAAAATGTTCAGAGTGTGGTGTAGAGATAGATGAGGAGATTGGGTAGTAGAAATAATTGTGAACTTTGTTTAATTGATAACATAGAAGATTATGAAAAACAATACTTTGAAGGTACAAAACAAAGACAAGAAATAATCAAAGAACTCCAGACATCTTCTTACAAGTGGACAAACCATGTAAGAGAACATGTACAACTTCCAGTTACAGCAAAAGTTACAGACTTAGCTCCACAACTTGTTCAAGAGTATGTTGATTTGGTACACGAGTCAGCAGGAATTATAGATAGAATAAGAGAAAAGGTTGAGGAATTTAGTCCAAAGATTCATCCTGATGCAGATCCACATTTGATCAAATCATACATTCAAATGGAAAGTGAACTTGGAAGAATGTTGGAAAGGATAGGTCGTATATCTGGTGACATAAAAGGAATGACAAAAATACAAAACCAAAATGTCACCATTGAATATAATAATGTCATAGAACATGTTTTGCAGAACACTTGTCCAAAGTGTAAAATCAATCTGTCAAAATCAATTCCAGATGTTATTAAGGTAGCAGATGATAACAAAGCTTGAGTTTACATGTGATCCAAATATATGGAAGGATATCTCCCAAGGAGAAAAACTTGCCATGGAACTTCGTGCATCTGTAGATCCTGCTTATTTTTGGAATGAACCACGTATGGGAAATTTTCCACTTTTTGAATCCAAGATAGAAATTATGAATGAACTCTGGAAGTTTGATGAAAATGGAAAAAGAATAAACTCTGAATTAATCATGTCATCTGGTATGAGAGGTGGAAAGACAGCGATGGCAGGACTTGCAGGATTAACTGAAACTTACCGTTTATTAATGATGCAGAATCCTCAAGAATATTACCATCTTGCTCCAAACACAGAAATTTCAAACATAAATGTAGCAAACTCATTAGAACAGGCAAAAGATACTGTGTTTAGAAAAGTCAAGGAAATGGTAAGTAATAGTCCTTACTTTGCTGCTCAAGATCCATACTTAACTGCTACCTCTATGAAATTTCCAAAGAATATTGTCTTTAAAGCACTGGGTTCTAACCTAAGTTCTAATGTCGGAAGAACTGTCAAAAGTTTTGTCGCAGATGAAATTGATACTTATGAAGATCCAGAGGAAGTTTATGACAAACTATCAAAATCCACAGCAAACTTCGCCAAGTGGAATGAAAATCTTAGAATTGCAATTGGATCTCCTACAGATCCAGGAGGATTTTTACTCTCAAGATTAAACAGAGCAAGAGAAGAGAAATGGAAAGGCGTAATTACTATATGGAAACCAACTTGGGAATTAAACCCAGAGATTCCTCATGATGAAGAGGCAAGGGCACGTAACCCAATTGCCTATGATAGAGACTTTGGTGCTATGCCATCTTCAAGAAGAGAAAACCTATTCAATACTCAACTACTTGCAATAATTCAACAAAAATCAATGAATGTACCAAACATATTCTTGGGAACACCTGATTGGAGGGATAGATGGAATTTTACACCTTCACTAGATAAGAGTCTACTTAGAACTGCACCTGATGCAATAGAATATTATATCGGTCTTGATCCTTCAGTAAAAAATGATGCATTTGGAATATCAGTAGGTTATTTAAGTACCGATGACACTATAAAGATAATTGGATCTACAATACTCACAGCACCAAAAGGAGAAGAAATTAAGACTTCTGATGCAGAGAAACTTATCTCACCAATATGCCAATTATTGCCGGTTAGAACAATGATATTTGATGTTTACATGCATACACAACTTCATGATATAGCAGAAGATAATGGAGTGAAAATAGCACAACATAACCTCAATTTACATGATTGGATATACTTTAGAAATGACCTTTATGATTCAAAATCATCAATACCATATTCTGAATATCTGTTCAAAGAGTTTAGAGAACTTTTAGTTTTACATGGAAAAAAGGTTGATCACCCAAGAAGTGGTTCAAAAGACCAAGCAGACTCTGCAGCCCAAATTGTTTCTTTTATTAGAAGGGAACAGGAGGAAGCAAGATTAAAAAACAACGACATGGTTACAAATTTTGTAGTTCGATTCTAGAGACATGGGAATATTTGACTTTATAACAAGAGCATCGGAAAGTAAGAACACTGCAGTAAGAAGTGATCCTATTGATACAACTGCACAAATCACTGATCCTCCAATATCACTTCCAGCAAACATTATTGGTGGTAGGATGGTTGACTTTCAGAATACACGAAGGAATAGATATTCATTAGCAGATAGTCTTTATGCTTCAGATGAACGTCTTTGGTCTGCGATTGAACTTATGGCTATTATGATTAGCAAATCAATCGGTGATGTTTCAATCTCAGTAAGGGATGACGGTGATGGCGTATTATCAAATGAGGAAAAGAATGCAATAAAGGAAGGACAAAACTTTGCAAAGACATTAAAACTAAAGAAATTATTTTACAGATACACAATTGATTTATTCAAATACGGAGATGCTGTAGATCTCATTAAATTCAACTCAAAGGGAATTATTGGACTTCAGCCATTACCAATGATGCATGTAACTGCAGTTGATAGACGTAGTCAGATTAATCAAGCACTAAACTTTGGCGAACCAATGATTCAAGATCCAAAGTTCTATGTTGTAGATGAGGGAATGACTCATCCAGATATCAAAGACCAAATTTACAGAAAGGAACGTATCCTTCACATATCATTCAACCCAGAAAGAAACCTAATCAGAGATAACAAAGGTCGTTGGACAATGTCAGTATGGTCTGATGCACCTATCAACTCACTAATTGCAATACTTGAATGGAAACAGAACTTAATCCGTAACGATATGATTTGGTCTAACAGAGCACTTCCAAGAGAACACCACAAGTTAGACCTCTCACAATACTCTATGGACAGATTCCCAGGAAACTTTGCAGAAAAACAGACAGCAGCATTACTTGCAGGACAAAAAGCAATACAGGATTATAACGATAATGTGAATAAACGAAGAGAAGCAGATCAAGGATTCATTTCCTCAAAATCTGTAGAGATTGAATATGTAGAACCAAAGACCACAAACTGGCTTGATCCATCTGCAAAGATTGATCAAATCAACCAATTGATTGGTGGACCTACAGGTACTCCTAGTGCACTTATGGGTGGAGAATCCAAAGGATTTACCTCTGTAATTCACAGTAGTTCATTCTTAGCACTTAGAGCAGAAATCTATGCAGGAATTATTCAAGACAAACTAGAAGAATTAATGAAACGTCACGTAGGTATTGCAAGACCTGGAATTCGTAAGACTGTAGTTGATAGACTTTACATTAAGAACAGATTAATCTTAGACAGAGACAGAGCAGAACTTGCAAGAATGATCAGTGTATTAGATGATACTGGTAAGTTTACTCCAGATGAAATAAGAGCAATATGGGGATTAGAACCACTAACTGAAACTCAAAAGAAACAGATTAAGGAATTTAATAAGATGGTGGAATCATCAAAACCAAAGGGATTATCAAGCACTCAGGAGGACTTATTAAGAAAAAAATCTGATAGTCCAACAGGAGGTCAAGAGTCTCAAGGTAAACGTGACAACGACCAAAATCAAATAGGAGATGACAGAGGAAAAGCACCAATTTAGCAGAGAAGAGTTACATAGAATACTCAATACCCTAGGTCAATCCTCTTTAATGTCAGAAGAGAAGGATGCAGTTGGTAGATGTTTAGCAAGTAAAAAGAAAAAAGGTATGGTAATTGATGATCAGGCAATAGCAATATGTATAGAAGAATCAAAAAACAAACATCATTATGACAAGACTAATATGCCTACAAAGAAAGATGATAAACCTGTGGTTAGAATTTGACCAATTTAAACGATAAAATTAAAATCATATACAAGGATAGACCGTTAGAAGAGAACAGAATAGACATATCCACAACTCAGGAGGTTGTAGTTATGGATTTGACTGTACTCAATAACTCTGATGTACTTTTAAAGAATATGAAGTTTGATTTTCCTGCAGGTATTGATGTTGTAGAACCAAAAATATTACCAGAGAGAATGATTCCAGGTCAGGAAGTAGAACTTACAATAAAGATAGATACATCAATAACAAGAACTTTGACTGTTGAGGTTGAAGGTGGATTTTTACATATTTTAGCTAGATAGGTTTTTATTCAGTTTAACTTACTAACATTATTATCTTGAGATTACTTAATGTAAAGAAAGAAGACATAGAGTATAAAGATGGTATAATGTCTGTAAAGACCGATACAGGTTATACAGTAAAATTCCCAATGACTCCAATGATTGGACTGTTGGAAAATCTAACAGAAAACCAACAACCAATATTCAATGGCAATGTCCAGTTTGGTGTATTGGAACAAGAAGTAAAACCATCTGAAAATAAAATCGGAACACAGCAAGATTTAGATAAATACCTTCGAGCAAGTCCAGTTATTCCAGAAAGTTTGGAATGGGATGACTTTCTAGTAGGATTCATTTACTCAGGTAATCCACAAGATCAAGACAACCACAAATGGTTTATGCAATTCAGAAAGAACGGACAGATATTCCAAAGTTACATTTATGCAAATGGAATTGACATCAAAGTACCTGTAACTTCATACTCTTGGAATGATGGTAACTGGCACGGAAGGTTAATGGTAAAGAGAAGTGACTTTGAAAAACTAATCGAACAACCAGACAATATTGCAGAAATTCATGGAAAGAAATGTGGTGGTTACAAGGAAGGTGATCTATCTTTAATTCCAGATGGATGTGAAATCTTAGAAGTAAGATACAACATATTCACAAACAAATGGTATGTCTCATTTCTTGGAAAGAAAGACAAAAAACTAGAACCTGATTTGGTGTTGGACAGTATATCAGCATCAATACCAATGGAGGCAAAAACAGATAGAGGACACATTAAACCAAAAGTAACACAGAGAATAAAAGTTACAGATATTGCAAACATATTAATGATATCTGGAAACCTAACAATCTTAGGCAAATGATTACTTTTGTAGGAATAAAACCAGAAAGATTACTAAAACAAACAGGCAATAATGGGATACCATATATTGAATTTGTTGCTGCTGCATACGGTCATGACTTTTTAGAAGTAGATAGTTTTGAAGAGATACCAAAGGATAAACCAATAATAATATTCTCAGATCATGGAGAGACAAACATCAGGGATTTTGATTTCCCAGATGATTCTTACTATGTAATTGGTCATGATTGGAGTGAGTTGGATATTGCCGGTCATCAAAGTGTTTACATTCCAACTGTAAATACGAAAAGGTTTAGAGCATTATTTGGTAGCCAAGCAGCATCTATAATTGCATGGGAATGTTATGTTAGGAAATTATAAATAATTACTCAGGTATAAAAAAGACATGACAGAAAAGACAGGAGAATCTGTTAGACTATCTTTGACTACTCCTAATAATTTTTGGGCACTTGACGTTCCCACAATAATGGTTATTGGTGATTTTGTTTCTATGACAGTATACTATGAAGGATTAAACCCATCACTTAATTGGGGAATCATTAATACTTTAGAAAACAATGAAGTTCTTCCTAATGAACAAACATTATCTCAATATATCTCCAATAAAGGTTTAATACAATTGGAGTTGGAGATTAGGGAATTATAATGGCTATTACTACTTCTGCAGGTGATGGTGTAAGAGTTACTAGTCCTGCTTGGTGTGGGGTTGCAAACTCTGGTACTACTACAACTGCTGTATTAAATGGTAGATGGGCTCTAGGAGCTAATCAAAACAACGGTAATACCTGTGCTTGTTTTACTATGCCTTGTCGTGTTGTTGTATTAAGACAAGGTGCTTGTAATCAAGAAATTAGATTTATTACTGCAGCTTGTGAATGTGCAGGTGCAGATACTACAACAATAACAGTTCACGAACCATGGTGTACAACTCCAACTGCTTGTGATTCTGTTGATATCTCTTACATAATTCAAGATGCAGCAACTTTAACTGGTTTATCACTTTTATCAAAAAGAGTTCAAGATTTTGGATCTACTAGATCCTTCAATGTTGGAAATGCAGGTTGTGCTCCAGCATATGCACTATTTGCTATGGTAAACGGTGTATCTTTGGAAAGTTGTGGTTCAGCTATGGCTAATTGTGTTCCAGATGTTGAAGTAGAAAACAATGGTCATTTTATAAACGGTTATGTATCCAACGGTGTGGGAATTAATGGTGGTTACTTTGTATTTGCAAATCAGACTGCAGGTCGTTGTGGGTTTAGAGCAAACAATGGTGCAATTGTAGATATTTTAGATAATCAAGAATGGAACTCTGTATCAAATCCAGAACATAGAATATTGGGTGCTTGTACTTCTGGTACAATTAGACTCAAGGATGTATTCGGTACTAGAGAATTTGATTTATCAGCTTCTGGTATTACTTATGAAGACTGGAGAATGCAAGGTCAGGGTGTAGCATGTGATGTGATAAATGTTGCAGGTGGTGTTACAATAAATAACTTTGAGTTGATTAACATGGGAGCAATTAGAAACATCAACCAAAATACATGTGCAGAAACTATGACATTTAAGAATGTAGTATTTGCAGGAAATCCTGGTGATATTATTACAGTACAAGGTGCTTGTTCAAATAACAAAACATTCATCTTACAAAACCCAAAATACACAAACTGTCCTCCAACATGTGATATTACATTACTTGGAGCTGCATCAAGTGTCCAAGAACAGTTCATCCAAACAGTAACAGTTCAGAATCCTGACGGTACTAAGATTAATAACTCTGTATTAAATCACATATCAACAAGATGTGCTACAGCAGCGATTAGAGTAACCACAACTTCGAATTCATGTGGTATTGCAACACTTAATACAGAACAGCGTAGGTGGACTGGTGTTTGTGAAACATTGGCAACTTCAACTGCCCATGGATTACAAGTTCATAATTATTCATGTGAGTCATTTGCAACTTTACCATCATTGACAAACAAGACAGGTGGATTTGGTCAGTGTTTGACAGTTGCAGTTTGTAATGACTCTTATGTAGTTGAGGCAACAGAGGCAACTGCACTTTCAGATGGATCTACAAAGATAACAATATGTGGACCAGTAGCAACACCTCATTCCATTATTAAATTTACAGGTGGTTCAGGTACACTTACAGTAGGTCAGGTTGTAGGAGTATGTAATGGTACTTGTGCTCCAACTGTTTATGGTACGGTTAAAGAATTATCAGAGGGTAATTCTACTGCAGGAACTATAGTACTTACTGCAAGAACTGGATCAACATTTTCCGGTACATTACAAGAATATTGTTCTGGTTGTCTTGCAACAAAACTTGACTGGACTGGAACATTTACAACTTCCTCTCAGACATGTTATACATGGTTAATGTGTGCAGGTCAGATAGGTTGTACTAATAGAACAATGCAGCAATTATATGATAGCAATAAAGCAAAACTACATGAATGTCCAATTGACACTGCAGATAATTGGGATGATGTCAAAGTATGGGGTGAATCAGAACACCCACATCCAATAAGAGGAGTTAGTGGAGCTGGAACTGGTTGTGTTAAATTCAGAACTGTGAGAAATGTTGCAAATACTGAAGGGTGGGTAGTTACAGGATTACTCAATCTAGGTCAAGTTGACAGATTTACTTCTGATAACGGTACAGCATTTGTACCACAACAATCATTCAATATCACAGCAAAAGTAACAGATTCTGTATCTCAAAACAATGTAAGATGTGCAGGTGTATGGATAGAGGAAGTACCAACAGCACTACCAGTAATAGGACAGGGAACAACAAATACATGTGGAGAATTTACTGCATCTTACACAGGTCCATCATGTCAAGCAGCAGAAATAGTTGTAAGAAAGAGAGGATATGTCCCAGTCCGTGTTAACATTACAATCAATAGTAATGTAACTGTACCAATTTCACTTACACAATGTTCATCAGGTGATACCTTATAATGAAATGTATAAACTGTAATTCTCGTGAAGTTGGAGGTATTGTCGGAGACAGAGAATGTGATGATTGTGGAGCTTTTGAAAGAAAAAATGCAAAAGGTAACATAGAATGGGTATTAGATGGTCAAATTTTACAATGTCAAGTAGAAGAAGATGAAGCAGAGGATGCTGCTAAAAAAGCTAGTGATGATACACAACGTGCCCTCAACTTTTTAAATAGAAAACTACAAGAAGATAACAGAAATTAATGGCTACTTCAACTACAATACTTGACAGTTATTATTTTGACTTTACAAACACAACCATCTATCACAAAGATCTCGTGTTACCATATGATGGAAACACTGGAACTGCACCATCATTTGGTGATTATGTAAGAGACAGTGTTACTGGTGCAACTGGTAAGGTTATTGCTGGTACTGATTTAGGAGGTACTGCAGGAACAGGAACCATTACATTAAGCAGAGTAAAAGGTCGTTTTGGTAACAACAATCACCTAGATGTCCTAGACACATTAGGTTTTGATACAGTAGATTCTGCAAAAAATGGCTTTGCAAGAGGAGATACAATTGATGAACAAGGTGCAGGTACAGCACAAATCATAGTTGATGATGTAGAATTCAACTGGCCTGGATTTACAGCAGGAGATGGTATAATTTACGGTAGATTACAAGTTACAGGATTTTTAGATAATGATAATTTAGATAACACAACAAGTGGGGAAACCACAGTAGCAATAGTTAATGCAACTGGTGAGACAGACAACTCTGCACTATTTACAACAGCACTAGTAAACTCTGCTACAGGAGGAACATCCCCAACTATTACAGGTATTATTCACTATGATGCAGGTACAGTGGACATTACTACTGATGCAGATGTATATGCTGGTACACAAGATACCGGAACTTTAACCTCTACAGGAACAATCCCATCAGATGGTGATACAGTCACATTAGGTGCAAAGACCTACACATTTAGAACAACATTAACTCCTACAGTAAACGAAGTTCTAATCGGTGCAGCAGCAATCAACTCAATAAGAAATCTTGCTTCTGCAATTAACGGTACTGGAACAGAAGGTACTGATTATGCTAACGGTACAACACCAAACGTTGATGCAACCGCAGCTATTACTTCAGCAACCACTCTGGTCGCAGAATCAATTAAACCAAATCCAGCAGTAGCTATCGCATCAGCAGAAACAAGTGCACAACTTTCATGGGGTGCAACTGCCCTTACAGGTGGTGTAGGAAATACTGGTAGAGGAAATAACTATGGTAGAACAAGAACATCAGTTACAGCAACTGGTTCAATTATACTTAACGATATTGACGGATCATTCGCAGATAATGATTCATTATACTTAGACGGTGAACTTGCATATGACAACGTTCAAGCAGGTCAGAAATTCAAAGTCGGTGACGTAGTAAAAGGAGGTACTTCTGGTGCAAGAGGTCGTATCATTGCATTACCAACTGGTACTACAATGTTACTTGCAGAACAAACCGGAAGATTTGAAGACAATGAACAAATACAAACAGTAGCAAGAGATGAATCTACTACCTATGTAGCAGATGCAAACGGTACTGATGGACTTACAACTGCTGTTGCAACAATTAATCATCCAAACTCTGCACCATGTCCACGTTTCAGACAATCAGAAGACTTGCAAGGTGGAATTTATGATACTACACACTCATTAAATGACTTTAGAAGAAGCAGAAGATTCTTCAACATGGTCATGACTGAATTTGCAAATGACTTCGATAAATTTGATGATAAAATCCCAATGGATGGTTCTGTAAAGAACGGTAACTACAGAATGAAGAACTCTTGGTTCCAACCAGATGAAAACTACTATTACTTGACTACTGGTGCATGGACTGATGAGACTTCAGAAAACATCTTCATTAACCCACAAGTGATTGGTACAATCTTTAGAGTTGATGCAGGAGCATGGGGTAATGCAGAGGTAGCACCACAAATCTACTGTTCACAAGACGGAGTTTTAATCGAACCATACTGGTTAGAAGGATACCTTGACATTAACGTAAAAATCAAGACCACAACAAATACAAAGTACACTACTGCAACTGCAGGAGAAGGTGCAATTATTGATAACGGTCAAATTACAGTGTTCAACAGATTCAAGACTCATACTTATTCTACATCAAGAACAGAAGCAAATGATACCGGTGGTGTCGTAACTGTCGCACTTGGTACTCAGGATGACCTCCAAGATGTTACAGAAACACATGACTTTGCATATACCACAGGTTCAGGAACTTGGAATGCAGGTGAAGAAATTGTTGCAGTAACTGCAGGTGTTGAGAAGGTAGGTGTTGTTGTATCAGCAGATACAGGAGCAACTGGTAACGTTCAATACATATTAAAATCTGGAACTAACTTTGCAAACTCTGATGTTGTAACTGGTCAATACTCACAAGTAGCAAAAACAGTTAACGGTGCACCTACAACAGTAGTTGCAGGATATTCAGACAAGATTGGATTTGGTACAGTAGATGCTAGATATGATGGTGGAACCACTTCAGGCACTTTCTATGTCGGTGAACCAGTAACTCAAACTGCAACTGGTGCTACAGGAATATTCTTGGAAGATGATACTTCTTCAATTTACATTGACGAATTAACTGGAACATTTAACGGTACTGATACAATTACTGGAGACAACTCTTCAGCAACATATACTCCAACATCAAGAAACGTTGATACCAATGCACCAAAAGATATTGGTGATGAGGTAGATAATGATTACTCTGTAATTATCGGAGCAGACAGAACAAACACTGGTTCTGGTAGAACAATCCTTCAAGTATACGAATATCTAAAATATGTAACTGCAAAAGAAGCAGACAGTAGTATCCAACTACAAGGTGGTAGAGGTAGTGGAAGTCCTGTACAGGGAAGATTTTACAGAACAGTAGATACTTCTTTCGTAGAAGTTACAGCATCTCCTTATGGCATCATGGGAGGTCCAGATCTCTTCATTGGTGCACAGTCCGTATTCGTTGAGGATTTGGCTGCAGCAGACATTCAGAAAATTTCACTTACAGATGATGTTGGTACTGGTGAGACACCTCCAAACCTCCAGACATTAACCTTTGATCAGGTAGCTTCCGGTGATAACCTCAGCGTATTCAGAACTACTACCGGTGAAACAATTGCAACTGGTGAATGGTCAGTAGACACTCCAGGTGCTGGACAAAACCAAAGTGCAGATTCAATTATCAATGTAGCTAACGGTTCAGGTGTTGGTGCAAGAACTCTTGGTGGTGGTACAGACTTGCCAAATGATATTCCAACAACTGGAACTATCAGAGCAGAAGATCCAAACAATGCAGGATTATTCCTCAGCTTCCAATATGATTCCAGAGTAAAGACTGGAGCAAATGCAGCAGACTTTAACCTATCTACTAACGCTAGACAACCAAACGGTCAAATCGGAGATGTTACTTCTTCAACAGACCTAGTATCAGGTGACGATGTCCACGTAATGTTGATGCAAAGAACTGCAACTACAACATCAGAGACACAGACCATAGAGCATGTAAGTGATATCAACTTCTTGGGAGTTCTCAGAAAGAGAGGACTCAATCCATTTAGAGTTACAGGTACTTTCAACGGTACAGCAGGTGCAACAATCACCGCTGTAAGACAAGATGATCCTGTAGTAGACTTCCTCTAGCCAAAATCTATATATCTTTTCAATACTTTCTACATAGTATTGGCTACACTGACGTTTAATAAACTGGCCAAACAGATCACCGTAGATGCTCCTGATACCAGTATTACATGTCAAGAGTTAGCTGAGCTTATTAGAGATTATGAGGAAGATTTTGAAAACCATGATATTATTCCCCATATTATCAATACTTCCGGTAAAGTCCCAGTACCTGGTGGAACTACTGGTATCGTTATTGAGTTATTAGATAATTGGGAGTTGGCATTTGAAGCTAGAGCTGGTCCATCTCTTACAGAAGTTGAAGTTACTGGTGGTGTGCTTACAACTACCGGTGGACAGTCACCATTCTTCGAAACAGCATTCACATCACCTACTCGTTCTATAGACGTAACTCCTGCACTTCCAGACGTATCAACCATACTAGCTGATCTTACAACAATTAAGGCTGATACATCACTAGCTAGAAAGATTTTACAAAATGATTACCTTATTGATGAAGTAGCCAATACCTTTACAGTATTTGATGATGATGGAACAACTCCATTGGTTGTATGGGATTTGAAGGATGAGAATGGAAGTCCTGCAGTAACTGCAATACATGAGAGAAGAAAACAATGAATTTAGATTTACCAATACTGATAGTAAGTATTGGAATACTTTTGGTAAACATCATCTTCTATGCAAAAAAATGGAAGGTAGGTGATAAGAGTGGTTGATCCCATAGTAACTTTTGGTTATGGACCTGAAAGCAGAAACCTCCCTACATTTGGATATGGTAATTTCATATCAGTAATAACTCCTGTAGTAGAAGAGCAACAGGGTGCTACTCCACAGGTAATTCTAAAAAAGACAGTAACATTCATCCGTATAGATATTGATCATGTATACGGTAAAAGATTCAAGTTACTTGATGTAGTAATAGGTAAGTTTGCACCGGATACTTCTTCTGTTGACTTAAATATAGAAAAATTCAGAAATGATGCTTTAGATATAGCAATCCGTCATATTAATATCGAATTAGCCTCTAAACTTAATAGAATAGTCACAGGTAATAGAGACATAAGTGTGAAAACAGAAAATGAGTAACAAAGTATTTCCAGGACAAATAAGAAGCTTTTATGCAAGACTAGCAGCAGAGGATATTGATGCTGTTGACCAATTTAAATTAAAATCTGTTCAATTAGTAAAACAAGGTAAACCAGTAAAGGTTCTCAAAGCAAAATTTGGTGATGGAACATATACTACTAGCTATATATTTGATAAAAAAGACGAACCAGGAGATTATGAGGTTCATTGGAATTTTGTATTTAACGGAGATAGGTTGGAACCACAAATTGATTACATTACATTACAGAGAAAACCAAACGTAGAATTTGGCTCTCAAGTAACAGAAGAAAAAGTAATCAGGGAAGCTCCAAGCTTAAATGAAGACGATACAATACCTCAAGATGTAAAGGACTTAATGATATGATATTTAGAAGTAATAACCAAGAAGTTGATTTTGTTGTACATGAACATAGTGTAGGAGGCACTATTGACTATCAACTCTCCATACAAGATGGAGATGAATTACGGTTCCTAAGTTTTCTTAGGACAGGCGAAATGGCTACAATTAGTGATGTACCTAACATTACTAGGCTGTTTGGAAGAGAGTCAGAGGACACCAGAGCACTAACTTGGTTAACTTATCAAGGTATGACTAAGAACTCCGAGGGTGGGGATGATGATCCCCACACTCCTGGTGTTTACAAGATTCTGGACAGTGGTAAAGCTATTGTTGGACATCAAACAGAGGAATACTCTGAAGTATTTCTAAGTGGAGAAAGCCTGTCTGATAGATGGATAATTAGAAAATTACCCAATCTATTTCCTAGTGTGTTCAAAGGTTCTGATGATATATACCTACTATGGAAACCACCAGTTCAAAAGAAATATGAAAAGGCATTAAATTCAGAAGAACCCTATAACAACATCAACTGTGCATGTCCTGTAAATAATGCCTCAAGTAAATTTGCAGAACTTACAAAGGAAGAAGGAGTTGCTATGGGTTCAACAATAACAACAGATATGCTGTTTAATCCAGAAGCAAAAACCTTTGAAGGTGTTGGAGCTGCAGAGGGAACTTGGATTGATATGTTTGGAAACAAATACACTTACACACCAGAATTTATAGTACATAATTACGAAGAGCAAAGAAGTAGACTTGCTGCAGGTGAAATTATACAAGTTAATACTCATCATGAGACAGAACATGAATTTGAGGGCAGAATTACCGAAGTTCAGTTGTTTCAGCAACCTATAAAACATATAGTTGTGAAGGGCACATATAACGGACCGGTAGACTTAGATGACAGACAATTTGGACTTTCATATGAATACAGATTACGATCTGTTTGGAATGAAGAATTCCAGTCATGGGTTCCGTTTGAAGCTACAACTGACAAGATATCTGTCGTTGAACGACCTGCATGTAAAGTTTGTTGGATAAACAAGGTGAAATAAAAAAAATGGCTAAACAAGAAATCCCAGAACAAGTTGTCGATTTTTCTAAATTGACTACTGAGGAAAAGTTAGCTGCATTCAAAGAAGCCTTGTCACAAGACGAATCATTCAAAAATATCGATCTAGCAAAAGAATTAGGAATTAAAGCACCAGAACAAGTTGATGAAACACAGGTGAAAAACCAAGAAATCATCAAAGAAACATTACCTCTATACGAAGAAATTCGTGCAAAACTAGCACAAGCTGGTTACAAATTTGAGGAATCAAAAATGTCTGAGGCTGAATTGAAAGTAAGAGAAATCACTGAGAAACAATCAAGAGCAATGTTTGCAGATGCTTCTGAAGCAATCACAAATGTTGACAAAGACTTCCCAGTTGAAGTAATCGCAAAACTTTCTATCCCAACAGAGGACAAAGTAATCATCGCACAAGCAATGAAGACTGTCGCTGTTAGAAATTCTGAAGCTGTCGAAAAAGTCCAAAAAGAACTTGATGCTGCAACTGCTGAATTGAAAGATGCAAGACTCGGTGCTCCAAAGCCTGAGGACTCTGAAATTCTAGAGGGTAGCACAAAAGTATCTAATGCACTCGCTGCATTTGGAATGAAAGATTCTGTTCCAGAAACAAAAGTATAATAAAAAATGTCACAAATCGCTGGTGGAGGTTTAACTAGAGAACTCGGAGAGTTTTGGAATATCCAATTATTGGATGCCACTTCTCTTGATGATGCTGGTTATGTACTCACCTATAAAGTGGAATCTTCTACTAACAAAGTTGACCTATGTGGTGCATCCGATGTACCTGCAGCAGTTAACTTTAGAAGTACAAGAGATCCAGAAGACATGAATGAACACAAAACCCACCTCGTTCTTACCGGTTCAGAGGTAGGTGCAAAGGGAATTCCTGTCTTCCGTGAAGGTTGGGCTAAACTAAAAGTTGCCACTAACAACACTGCTATCGTCAGAGGAGATTCACTCGTCTGTACTGGTAGTGGTAAAGTTGACAAATACACTCCTGCTGCATTAACAGGAACTGATGGTGCTTCAACATTAGCTGCTGAACTCGAAACACGTTTCGATGACTTAGCAAGACTAGTTGGACACGCAGAAGAAGACGTAGCAGTAGGAAATACTTCAGCTCCTGGAGCCGACAAGGTTCTAACAAAACTCTCAATCCGTGCAATCGGACTTAATTCATAGGCATGATTCAAGAAATTAAATCATTTAATGGAGTTCCTGGTGCAGTACCATATGCTACACTTGAAACTCTCAAAAGCTATACTAAGGAAGATATCGCAAAACTAGGAGAAGCAACATTTGATGAGGTTGTACAATTAACAATTATCAGAGAGAAGATTTACCAAGATTCATCTCTAATGTCTGTCGGTGAGCAAGTCTCAGTCGTCAAAGCATTAGATAGATTAGAATCACAAATCTTTAGTCCTACTGATGATGCAATTGAGCATACTTATCCACTTCCTCCTGAAAGCGTAGCACCATCACAAAGAGCAAAACCAGTAACCTACAATGTAAAATCAGTTTCCTTAGATCTTGGTGAAACAAGATACTTCATCTCTGATGAAGCTAAGATTAGAGGAGCAGCCGAATGGTTAATTCAGGATTCTGCAGCAAGAGCAGCAGAACACATCGCTGAATCTAAAGACAAGCACATCATTAATAACTGGGATACCCTAGTTACTGCCGGTAATACAATTACTGCTGGTGGTCCATGGGATGCAGCTTCTGCAACCCCAGAAGATGATGTCGCAAGTGCTGTAGCTGCAATCATTGAGAACTCTAACGTATCAACTGCACAAATCAATAGACCTGATGCATTTGCATTAGTTCTACCTGCTGCAGCATTCGTTGGTGTTACAAAACTCAAATTGATCAGAAACATCACACAACCAATTCAAGACTTCTTATCAACTGAATACAAAGTAAAGATAATGCTATCAAGAAAACCACAAGTAGAATCTACTTGGCCGGTTAGTACATCAGCATATGTTGTACCTATCAAAGATAGTGGTATTGGTTTCCTCGGAACATGGGATGGTGGAGGTATCGTACCTGCACAAGAGAGGGTTAGAGTAGCTGGTCGTGGTGAAGATATCATCACGAAACAGTGGTACAAATGGACAAGTATTCCTTATCCATTTAGTGCAGCAACAACTAACACTAAAGTCGCAAGAATAGACGGAGTCCTTACATAGGCACTCTACTAGTCTTTAAGACTATCCCCTTTCCTTTTTTATTATTAAACTCAAGATAGTTCATGCTCGAAATCTATGTAGGTATAGGTGCAATTGTAGTACCAGTAGCTATATTGATTGCAAAGGCAATTAATGGTCAACGTACATGTTTGATGAATCAAGATAAACGAAGTTTTAGACAATCTCAAGCACTAATAGTATTAGCTAATGAATTGGATGATCTTCACAGAGAAAGTCATCCAAGTGCATCTCCTGCACACTTAGGTAAAAAAATTGATACCATACTAAGGGATGAGAATGGCAACCTCTAAGACAATAATTTTCACTAAAGATAGAATTGCAAATATCATGTCAGCAGTTATCCTTGTTTGGGGATTCATGTATTTTACTCAGGGAGTTATCATTGAAGCAAATGCCCATGTTCCTAGCTCAGGTAGTGAGGTTATTGCAGGGATAATGGGGTTCGCAGCCAAGCATTTATGGGACAGTTGTAGTAAATAGATTGTAATGACAGTAAGTATTCAAAATATTAGAGATGTATTGGATGTACCTGCACAATCAGTTGCAGATGCAATCATAACAGAGAATATAACCAGAAGTTTAGAGTTTGTAACCAATGTTCAACATGTAGATACAACTGCAGCAGTTACTGATGATGCAGTACAAGCTATGGCAGCATGGTTAACCTACGGTTCTTACATGGAGGGAATATCACAAGACCTTGGTGCAGTCTCAGTAGCTGATCAAGTAAAGTTAGACTTTCTTAGAAAAGTAGCAGAGTTATTCATTGGACAAGCTGCACAACAACCAATTGACTTGGATAATCCTGTAGACAACATGAAAGATACATCAATACCCATAGATCCTGGAGTATTCACGTTGACAACATCAGAGGGACTTGGTTAAGAAAGATTTCGAATTAAAGATTAGAATCAAACCAAAGAACGCTGCAAATAAACAAAAACAAATTTACCCAGAATTCATAAAAGAAGCTCGAAAGACTCTCAAGGAATTTGGTGAATTAATGGAGGAAGAATTCAAACAATTAATTCCTGTAAGAAGTGGTGCAACAAGATCATCAATCAATGTAAAAGGCAGATTTGCAAGATCAGAGGTAAAAGCAAATTATACAATATCAGGTTCTGAAAATGTAAACAGGTTAGACAAGGGTACAAGACCTTCACCAGGTGTGTATTTAGATTTCTTAGGATTTACAGCACCATTAGGTCGTAGATTGATAAATCCACCATATGGAACACA